TGTCGGTTTGTGGCACTTTCTTAGCGCCCTTAAGCACGTTGAATACGGCTATTTGTGTGCGGTTGTTAAAAGCGTCAAGTCCTACGGTTTCGTCGATAAATTTACCGCCTAAAGCCACGCCCTCGGCTATCATGCTTACGCCGTCATAATCGGTATAATAATTTACGCCTAGTTTGTCGCATTTTTCGGCTAAATTTAGTGTGATCGTTTCATCGGTGCCAGCCGTTTTTAGGTTTTTAAATTTTATTGTTTGGGCTGTGTTGCTACCCTCCCAATTAGTGCTTAATGCTTTCGCTAGCAATTCAGCGCCTGCGTGTTCGTCGCCAGTGTTGTTATATGTTGCAAAAAAGCGACCGCTATCTTTGTCGGCTATCTTTTTTATCACGTTCGTATTTACGCTTTCAAGTTGTGCCTTGCGTGTGATCGTATAGCCTGCTACGCTTGGGTTTTGTGCTGAAGTGATCCACTCGTTAAGCTCTGCTACTTCCTCGTCTGCCAAAATAGCTGACGAATAAACGCCGTAAAAGCCTTGTGTTTCGTTGAATAATTTATCTAACGCCTCACTTAGGCTCTCTTTTTTTTGCGTTACGCTATCTTTGCCTACGTAAATATCACTCTTGCCACTAACTAGATTTAAAAGCACGCCTACAAAATCGCCGCTATCCGCTTTCTCAAAATAACCCAGCCTTGTGTTGTCATTTTTGCCAGCCGTTGCCGCTCTAATAATAAAGCGGTTGCCCTCTGCGTCATATACTGCCTTTATTCCGTCTTTGCTAATCGCTGCTGTTAGTTTTGTTGCCACTGCCTCAAAATCAACGCACGAGCTAAAATCTAAAGCCGTATAAACTTTATCCGCGCCGCCTACGTTGAGCTTAAAGCTTCCGCTTGTGATAGCTTTTAATTTATTAATGCCTACGTTTAGCGCCGAGCCTCTTAATTCATTAGCCGTTGCTTGTGTTGTCTTGTTCTCTTTTACCCACTTAGCAACGATTGCCTTTTTAACGCCACTAACGCTAAAAATAGCTTTGGCGGCTTTAGTTGCTCTGCTTTCACTGCCAAAATTTAATGCGGCGTCGTTTGCACTAGCAATACTTACAAATCTTGTATTCACATCATCATAAGCCTCGCACCAGTCGTCGCTTAGAATAGCGATCACGCTAAAATCTCTATTCTTTGCTATTTGCCCTTGTTCGTTTAGCTGGATATTTACTATCCTTTTTATCGTTAAACTCATCTATTTACCTTTATGCCAAAATCTGCCGTTTTAATCTCGGCTGTTTTTATCTCGTTTTGAGAAACTTCCACTCTATTTATGTAGCTTAGTGTTAAATCTATACTAGCTCGCTCCTCTACGCCACCGCCTACTATTTGGCTTAAGTTCCTAATAGGGCTAATCGTTACTAGCCCTAAGCCTAAAATTTTAAGCCCTTTTAGGCACTCGCTAGAGTAAAAAAGGGTGTTTAGTTTTTCGATTATGAAGTTCGCATTTTTACCAAAAGCATTTACGCTAACTACGGCTTCACGTGTTGAAGTGATAACCTCTTTTTCGCCCTCGAAAAACTTATATTCTCGCCCTTTTTGCGTACTAGTTAGCAAATGAAGCGTTAAATATGCCGTCTTATCATTTAGCGTTTTGGAGTAGCTATCACGCACTAAGCTTTCATCTACGCTCAAAGCCTTGGCTATCAAAACTCTCAAGCCCATCAAATCTAACGCCTGCAAAGTTTTTGTATCCATATTCGCTCCAATCTTGCATATTGATAATGCGGTAATTTACGCCCTTATAAGTGATTACGTCTTGCAAATTTAGGTTAAATTTTGTATCTATCCTAACCGCTTCTTTGTACCTTTCTCCCTCTGGCAACCTTTGCATTTCGTCATTGCTTAAAAACTGCACCACCGCTTTAAACTCGTCATTGCCTCTTTTGATAATTTGGCAAAAATCGCTATCCTCTATTAGCTCGCTAACGTTTATCATTTTCGCACCTCGTAAGTGATAGAATTTAGCAACTGCCCTGTATCAATTAGTGGCTTTGAGCTTTTTTTATGTTTAATCGTGGCTGGCTTTAAAGCTGGGCTTATGCCGTTAGTTACTGCCTCTTTGCTTATGCCCTTAGCTTCCTCGCCTACGTATCCTAGCGCCGTTTCTAGCGATATTCCGCCTGCGATAAATTTTCCTATTGCGTTTTTTGCCAAATTAGCCACCGCTTCAGCATTATTTATCAAAGGCTTGCGCAAAAATGAGCGCTCGGGGATATTGTGTGCTGGGCTGCCAAACTCGTGGATCATAGCTAGGTCTGCGTTGGTTAGCTCGTCGCTTCTAGCATTGCTTTTAGCGGTTACGCCTACCACCACGCTAAGCCCCATAATCTCGGTTATCTTGCCCTCTAGTTTTTCGATCATCTAACTAACCCAAAATGTGGAGTAACTAGCTTTTTAAGCTCTAGGTAGCGTTGTCCGTATTTAGTCAAATAGTAGCTTCCGCTTTCACTCTCAAAGCCAGTTTTGCCACTTGTATAGCTTACGCTTAGGCTACCTACGGCTTTACTGCCTATTTCACGCAATGGCTGAGGGCTAGTTGTCGCTTCCGTGCTTAAAGCCCCCTGCATCGCCAAAATATGAGCCGCTAAGTGTAAAACGCCGACCTCATAAAAACGCCCCCAAATTTTCTCAGTAACTTGTAGCTTTGCCTCGTCTAAGCTTAGCTCTATGCGTGCTTCATCTACCGCTTTAAACTCAGGGAATTTATTTAAAAAATCGGCTGTTGTCATTGTTAAGCCTTGTAATTTACGTAAGCCACTTTGTCAAGCTGACGGATTAATGTGCCGGTAAATTTAGCTTTAATGGCGATTTCCCAGCTTAGCACGCTTCTTTGAAATGGTGGCATTGCTGTTGGCGATAAAGCCCAATCAGTGCTTAGTACGTCCTCGCTCTTAGTATATACAACGGCTCTATTTTTGCCCTTGCCACCACCTAAGCCTTGTGCGAAGCCTAAAGGTATGCCAACGATATTAACATCGACGCCTGTGCTTTGTGATAGTGCCTCTTTAATAGCGGTTAGTGCATTTACGCCACCATTTACCGCGCCAATAGAGTTGTCATATTTGCTAGCTAGTGCCATGAGGTCTTTACTGTCGATTGCTATCGTGTTAGGGATTAATAGACCGCCGTTTTGCTCGTAGCCAAACTCAATTAGCGACAAGAAAAATGCTCTAGCTTCTGCGCCCGTCATTGCGCTAATAGCCGCGCCAGCTGTTAGGTCTTTTGCTTTTACTCTAGTGTTATTTAGCAAGCCTTGTATTGCACTAACCTTTGCGTGACCGACAAGAGCTGTTTTTTGCATTGTCAAAAGTGCTATACGCTCAAGATTTCTAAGTTTTGCTGTATCTAGTTCAATTCCTAGCCTTTTAGCTCTAGCTACTGCTTCACTAGTATAGACCGCTGACTTAGCCCATCTTAGGTATATACCTTTTTTGGCTGTAATGTTTAAATCCTCGGTTTCTAGTGATGTTGTATTTTCGTCAATTAAACCGTTTTCTAAATCTTGAGTACCCTCAATCTCGCCATAATCTAGCGCATCTATACTCTCGTCGCCTTTTTCCGTGATAGGCACAAAATTAGCTAGTTGCACTTCTGGATATTCACGCTCTTCAAAGCCCTCGTTAAAGCTAGCCGCCGCTGACGCTAGTTGGCTTAAAATTTCCTCATCTTTTAGTTTCATGTTATTCCTTTCTCATTAGTTTTACAAGATCGCCGCTTACTTCGGTTACGTAAAATTTGTCTTTAGCTGCTGTCACTGCTAGCGTTGCTGCTTTAGCTACCTTGCCAGCGTCTGCACCTGCTGTTGCTTCTACTTGGATAGTGTCACCAACCGCTAAGCCGTGATTTTCTTTGCCTTGCACCCAAACTTCACTACCATAAGAGATTGATAAAACGCTCATAACCTCGCCCGGCTTGTTTTCGCTCTTTGTTCCCATTTTAAGGCTAACACCCATAATCTGATCGGTTGCTTTACTTATTTTTGCTACGCCGCCGTCCTTGCTAGTTACAAATACGCCAAAAGGGATAACCTCGGTATCATTATTTACATAAGCTAGTGCTACTATGGCACTTTCGCCCGCTCTAGCTACTTGTCCCGCAAAAGCTCTTTTGTCTAAATAGCCCATTATTTACCTCCAAATTTTTTATTTAAATCAATTTTGTTTGGCTTAGCGTCGTAAAATTTATCTAGCACGCTGCCGCTGTTGTCTTTATTTTTAGCACTTACACGCATACCCATATAAATAGCTTTAATCTCGCTATCACTTAGCTTTTTAAGCTCGCTAGCCTCAAATGCTTTGCTGTCTAGGATTACCGCTTCATAAACGCCCCTAGCGTTCTTAGCGTCACTTAGTTTTACGTGGCTAAAATTTGCTTTAGCGTCTGTTACGGCTTCGGTTGTTGCTGCCTCGCCTTTTAGCTTTTCGATTTCAGCTTTTAGCTCTGCGTTTTCTTTTTCTAACGCCTCGACTTTAGCTTTTAACTCCGTAATTTCTGCGTTTTCGTCTGTGCCGTCGCTATCTTTTACATTTTTAGCCTTTACATCTGCTAGCTCAGTTTTTGTTTTTTCTAGCTCAGCAGTTGTTTCGTCTAGTTTTGTGCTTACTTCCTCAGCACCGCTTAATGCTTGCTCTAAAAGATCAACTAGCTCATTATTAGCCTCGTTGGCTTCCTCTACTTTTTCTTTGCCGACTTCGTCGTTATCTTTAAACTTTTTGGCTGCTGTCAAAGCGCCTTTTAATTTATCTATGAATTTCATTTTTATCCTTTTACTATCGCCTAATTTACAATCTTTACCAGCTCGCCCCTCGGCTACTACTGCCAAATGATTGCCCCTTATATTCGTTTGCCAAATTTTCCCATCACGCTCTATTAGTTTGCTGTCATATCCGCAACTTACCTCCTTTATTCCTTGTTCTTTTATTATTTTGATCGCTATCTCGTCGTTTATATATGCGTCGCCTACCAAAAAATCACCCTCACGGCGCACGTTTTGGATATGCCCTATCGCTGTATCTTTCCAATTCTTAGCTGTTACGTCGTCGTCTGGGTGCGTTAGTGTTAGTGGCTTACCCTCAAAGCTTTTTATTGTTTCAGGGCTAAATACTTCTTTTTCATCCCTAAAAACTTTATACACCTTGCCACTGGTGCGTCCTATTTCCTCGCCTAAATATTCCATGGGCTGAATACTTGCCATTTTGGCTTTTGTTATTATGTAGCCGTCATCATTTATTTTAAAATCCATTTATACCCCTATGATTGCTTTTGCGAAACATCGGCATTGTATATCAACACCGGGCTTACATTTCGGCTTGTCCGCCTCTCGTTTTATCCACGTTTTGCCGCCGTCTTTGCTATACACGCTATCATCATCAAAACGGCATAACACACCTTGCATATTCGCGTGCGTGTGCCTTACTCTTTCATCTTTAGCCGTCTGCCAAACATAAAGCTTTACGCCTAGATTTTGCATGCGTTCTTGGTCTAGCTCTGCGTTAATCTTTGCCGTCTGGTCTCTAGCTATTAACCTAGCCCTGCTTTTACTTACACCCGTGCGTTCGTGTATGATCGTGGCTAAATTTTCAGCCCTGCCGTTTTTTAAATAACTTTCTCTTATTGCTTTTTCCACGTCGCTTAGATAGTCATTTTTAACCGAGGTTATCAAACTCACATTTTTGGCTATGTATTCGTCTAATTTTGCTTTTACGGCAGTATCTCCCACAAGCGGAGTTAGGTCTATATCCGTGCCTTTTTGCACGTTTTGGATTAGTCGCTCTTTGTTGGTTTCATTTACCGCGCTAACCACGCCTCGGCTTAGTCTTTTGGCATAGTCTAATGTGTCGGCTTTTCGTAGTCCGTCTAGTATTTGGGTTGTGTGTTCTATTATTTCGGCGTCGCTAGGGTTGCCCAGCAAAAACGCTCTAAGCCTTTTTAATAGCGCCGTCTTTAAAGAGGCGATTAGTAATAATAAAGCGTTGCGATATTTAACCTCTGCACGCTTGCTAGGCTGCACTGGCTTAAACTCTTTATTGCGTTTCTTGCTAAATAGTTCAGATAAGGTCGGTTTCATCGGCTGGCTCGTCTAACTTTTGGGCTAAAAGCTCGGCTTCGGTTATATCCTCGGCGCTTATGTTCTTAATCAACCCCTCGTCTTTTAGCTCTTTTAAAA